CCCGGACATTGCTTTGAATCCGGCGAACTTCCTGTATGTCTGCCACGATTGCCACAACAAAATTGAAAATGACGGTGGAAATCTTTACTACTTTGACGAAAACGGCCAGCCGCAACCAGCGGACAGGGCCAACGCCAGCGGCGCTACTCCCCCCCTAGGCAGGCCCTAGCCCGGTTTGCCATAGAACCGAGGGAGGGAGCCACAAAGAACACACAGGTTATTTTCACATGACCGGGGGGTCTTGACAGATGAAACAGATTTGTTCCTGTTTTGCAGGAATCCGGGCGGAGGTGAACGGACGTTGCCGGACGATGTAATTGAAGCTGTGCGCGCCATACTGGAACATGGCAACACAGCCGAGATCAAGCGCCGAAAGAACGGTGAAATCATCGTTTTGGAAGTGCGGCGAAAAGTGAAAAAAAGCGCGGTGCAGTAAATGGTCTGCACTAAGGGCCGAGTGGGGCCGTAAACTGTCGATGGATGTCGGCGGTTTGCGGCCCTATATTTTTTTGCAAGGGAGGGCGTGCAATGGCACGGAAGAAGAACCAGCCGATTCGGATTCTGACCGAAAAGGAATTGAAATCTACGATTGAATCTGTGCCGGAAGAACGCCGCGCGCTTGCAAGCAACGTCGTGTCGGAACTGATCTGGATGTCCGGGATGCTTGACACCTTGAAGAATAAGGCCGACGAAATCGGCCCACTGGATTTCTTCGTGCAGGGTGAACAATCCATGCTGCGCGAAAATCCTGCACTGAAAAGCTACAATACCACCATCAAGAATTATGCGACACTGCTTTCCAAGCTGACCGACTTGCTGCCCAAGGCTACCGCACCGCCGCCCACCACTGACGCGGGCGATCAGTTTGACAGTTTCGTTGCGAGACGTGATGCGGATTGATTCGCTATCCACTGACCTACAACCCGATACTTGAATACAACGCTGCCATTGAAAACGGACAGGTTGTTGTCAGTAAAAAGGTTGCCACGGTATACCGCAAACTTGCGCAGGATGTCGTCAACGGCTGCGGCGATTATGCCTACAAAGCCAAGCGCGCCAACCATGCAATAGAGTTCATCGAAAACTACTGCCGCCATAGCAAAGGCAAAGCGGGCGGCAAGCCGTTCATCCTTGAACTGTGGCAAAAAGCGCTTGTCGCCGCCATGTTCGGATTCGTCCATGTCATTGACGGAACGCGAAAGTATCGGGAAGTCCTGCTTGTTGTCGCCCGTAAAAACGGCAAGTCAACATTGTCTGCGGCCATCGGCCTGTATTTGATGGTTGCAGACGGTGAACCCGGCGCGGAAATCTACGCCGTCGCCACCAAAAAAGATCAGGCAAAGATCATCTGGCAGGAAGCCCGCCGCATGGTCTGCAAGTCACCTGTGCTGCACTGGACGCGCAAAACACCGAACGGCAAAATCAAGCCGCTTGTCGCCGAAATGGTTTCCGACTTCAACGACAGCGTGTACAAGCCCCTAGGTCACGACAGCGACACACAGGATGGTTTGAATGTTCACGGCGGTCTGCTGGACGAAATTCACGCATGGGCACCGCCTATGCGCGCCCTGTATGACGTTATTGTTGACGGTGTGACCGCCCGTGAACAGCCGATGATCTTCGAGACTACCACGGCGGGCACGGTGCGCGAAGGTCTGTACGATGATCTGTATCAAGAAGCCGAAAATGTCATAAACGGTTTTTATGACGACAACGGCTATAAAAACGAACACTTCCTGCCCGTCATCTACGAACTGGACAGCCGCAAGGAATGGACAGACGAAAGCTGCTGGGCCAAGGCAAACCCCGGCTTAGGTACGATCAAGTCTGTGGAGCAGTTGCGGGCCAAGGTGCAGAAAGCCATTGCAAACCCGAAACTTGTGAAGAACCTGCTTTGCAAGGATTTCAACATTCCCGAAACTATCGGCGAAGCATGGCTGACTTTTGAGCAGTTGAACAACACCGCCACATTCGACGTGCGCCAGCTTCGGCCACGGTATGGCATCGGCGGCGCGGACTTTTCCAGCACTACCGACCTTACCGCTGCTGTCGTTATATTCATGGTTCCGGGCGACCCGCACATCTATGTCCTGTGTATGTTCTGGTTGCCCGAAGAACTGCTTGAACGCCGCGTGCGGGAAGATCGTATTCCCTACGACCTGTGGAAAGAACAAGGCTATCTGCGTACCTGTGAGGGCAACAAAGTCCGGCAGAAAGATGTCACGGAATGGTTCCTTGAAGTACAGAACGAACTTGACTGCTATATCTATTGTGGCGGCTATGACGCATGGTCTGCAAGCTACTGGGTAGACGAAATGCAGGACACCTTCGGCAAGGGCGTGTTCGTACCCGTGCAGCAGACCATGAAAACGCTGTCGCTACCCATGAAGCAGTTAGGTGCTGATTTTGATAGCAAACTTATCATTTACAACAATAACCCTGTCTTGAAATGGTGCCTTGCCAACACGGGCATTGTGGAAGATAAAAACGGAAACATCAAGCCGAACAAAACCAGCAAGGCACGCAAGCGCATTGATGGTCTGGCCGCTCTGCTGGATGCTTTCGTAGTATTCCAAGACAGACAGGATGATTACAAAACTATGATTTGATCGGAGGATGCCCACATGGGAATTTTTCAACGGTTGCGCGCGGCTGTCGCCCGCAGTCCCACCGCAGCACAAGTCAAGATGGTAACGGAGACAGGCAACGGTCTGTATGTCTACGACGGGAACCTGTACAAAAGCGACATCGTGCGCGCCTGCATCCGCCCGAAAATCAAGGCCGTGGGCAAGGCCATGCCGCGCCACATCCGAACGACCATCGGCCCGGACGGCAAAACCAACACGCAGACGAACCCAGACCCCTACATTCGCCTGCTGCTGGAAGAACCGAACCAGTACATGACGTGGCAGATGTACGCGGAGAAAATGGAAACGCAGTTGATCTTGAACAACAATGCGTTTGCGCTTATCCAGCGCGATGACAACGGTTTCCCCGTTGCACTGTTTCCCATCGTCGCCAGCAGTGTGCAGGCCCTCTATAACAAAGCGGGCGAACTGCTGCTGCAATTCTGGTTGCCGAACGGCAGCACATGGACATTTGCCTATACCGACGTTATCCATCTGCGCAACGATTACAACGAAAATGACGTGTTCGGCACGCCGCCCGGCCCTGCACTTCAAAGCGTCATGGAAGTCATCGGCACGACTGACCGCAGCATCATCAACGCTGTTCGCAACGGCGCGGTCATCCGATGGCTGCTGAAATTCACATCCAGCGGTATGCGCCCGGAGGACATCAAGAAGCAGACAAAGGACTTTGCCGATGCTTTCCTTGATAACAACAACAGCACAGGCGTTGCAGGTACGGACGTAAAGGCCGATGCCGTGCAGTTGGAGCCGCACGACTATGTGCCAAACGCCCTGCAAAGTCAAAACAACATCACGCGGCTGTACAGCTTCTTCAACACAAACGAAAAAATCGTGAGATCCTCTTTCTCGGAAAATGAGTGGATAAGCTACTACGAAGCCCAAGTTGAACCCGATCTGCTGCAAATCGCTGCCGAGCACACACGCAAACTGTGGAACCGTCGGCAGCGCGCATTCGGGAACAAGCTGTATCTGGAAAGTTCAAATCTGCAATACGCCAGCATGAGCACGAAACTTTCCCTTGAATCCATGGTTGACCGCGGCGCTATGCTGCCCAACGAGTGGCGCGCTGTCTTTGGCCTTGCCCCTGTGGCAGGCGGGGACGAACCCATCCGCCGTCTTGACACCGCGCCCGTAAAACAAACGAAGTCGGGAGGTGAAACCGAATGAGAGTAAACGTAAAAGGCGTGATTATCCCGCAGGATTATAAGCGCGTCTACGACTGGTTTGACATGGAATCCACCACGCCGAAAGACGTTGCGGATGCCCTTGCCGCCGCAAACGGACAGCCCATTGAAGTGTACATCAATTCCGGCGGCGGTTATGTTCATGCCGGGACGGACATTTACACAGCCTTGTGCGAGTATCCCGGCGAGGTCAATATCAAGATCATCTACGCCGCCAGCGCCGCCAGCGTCATTGCAATGGCTGGGCACAGCATGATTTCCCCCGTGGGTCAGATGATGATTCATAATGTATACAGCAGTGCCGACGGCGACTACCGCGCACTGCACCGCGCAGGAGATCGACTCGACATTGCCTGTGATGCGCTTGCCAACGCCTATATGCGTAAAACCGGGAAAACCCGCGATGAAATCCGCGCCATGATGGACGCGGAAACATGGGTTGATGCCCGCCGCGCCGTGGAACTTGGCCTTGTGGATGAGGTCATGGGCGGCGAACTTGTAGCTGCTGACGCGCCCGGTCTGCTGCCCGAAAGCGTTGTACAGAAAACGCTTGCCATGTTCCGCGATCAAAACGCCGCTGCTTTGGCGCAGGCCAAAACCGATTATGAAAATCTTATCAAAAAAGGAGTTGTCTAACATG